ATCACTGGGTATCATGGTATGAAGTACGAAGGAGGGGTATATAGTATGCAACAAGATATGCCTAAATATGCTGAGCCATTCTTTACCTTATTTGAATGGGATCATGTAACTCTGTCTTTTTTTCGGATGAAAACTAGTAATATATTACCTATGCACAAAGATCATTATAACAAATATAGTGAATTGTATAACATAAAAGATCGTAATCTAATAATCCGTGCAATAGTATTTTTAGAAGATTGGAAAAGTGGACATTGTTTTGAAATAGACAATACCCCTATTACACAATGGAGAGCTGGAGATTGGGTTTCTTGGTTATTTGATACACCCCACATGGCGGCTAATATTGGCGTTGAAGATCGATACACACTACAGATCACAGGAGTTAGTAAAAAATGAAAAAAATTAACGAATATGATCATCCATATGGAGTATTATTTGAATTTGAACGTCAACTATCTTTATTCACTGGTGCACCTTATGTAGTAGTCACTGATGGGTGTACACACGGGTTAGAATTATGTATGAGATATGACCAAGTCACTAGTTGCAGTTTTATCCATCGAACATATCTCAGCATTCCCCAAATGATGCATCAACTTGGTATAACCTATGATCTAATAGATGAACCATGGTTAGGTGAATATCAATTTATAGGTACACGTATCTGGGACAGTGCTAGATTATTGCGTAGAAATATGTATAGACTAGGACAAATGCAGTGCTTGAGTTTTGGTAATACCAAACCTTTAGAACTTGGCAAAGTTGGTGCTATATTGCTAGATGATGAACAGGCTTATCTAACCATGAGTAAGATGCGCAGTGATGGTAGAGATTTACGTATCATTCCGTGGCAAGATCAACAAAAATTCGCACAAGGATATCATTATTTCCCTAGTCTGGAGCACTGTGCTATAGGTATAGAAAAATTACCAACCATTGATCAAGAACCTAAATATTACAACTACCCAGATTTAAGGACTATTACAATACGATGAAAATATTATTAACAGGCAGTTCGGGATTTATTGGACAAGCAATAACTCCTAAATTAACATCACTTGGAGAAATACATCATTTAACCAGTGACTTATTAGATTTTTCTAACATTGAAGCGGAAGTTAAAGCTGTCAATCCCGACATAATTGTTCATTTGGCTGCCCGAACAGAAGTAGAAAAAAGTTTTTATGAACAAATTACATTCAGCGAAGTTAATTATGTAGGGAGTGTAAATTTAATCGAATCAGCGTGTAAGTTACCTAAACTACCTTACTTTGTATTTGCTAGTACCATGGAAGTATATGGATGGCAACCTATAAGTGATGACATTAAACAAGGAAATATTCCTGAAATAATTCCAGCATTTAATGAAGCTACTGAACCGCATCCTAATGCTCCTTATGCTGTAGCTAAATTAGGTGTAGAAAAATATTTAGAATATGCTAACAGAGCACACGAATTACCATATGCTATCATTAGACAAACAAATGCCTTTGGAAGACATGATAATAATTTTTTTGTTACAGAACAAATTATTTGGCAAATGCTAACTAATCCCAACGAATGCAATCTTGGCTACGGTGAACCTTATAGAAATTTTATTTATGTTGATGATTTAATCAATGTTTGGATTACACTTATTTCTAATCAAACTATGTGTTCAGGAAATGTATTTACAATTGGTCCAGATGAACCTATACAAATCAAAACCCATGCTAAAAATATAGCTGAATTGTTAAATTGGCAAGGAACTATCAATTGGAATACTAAACCAAAACGTTACGGCGAAATTTACCTATTAAACAGTAGTAGCACAAAGTTATCAGAGTTAACTGGATGGTATCCAGCAACGTCATATCATGAGGGACTAATTAAAACAATTAATGTTTGGAAAAATAAACTTAATAATGTTTGACAACGCCCTAAATTACCTATATAATTAAACAATATGTCAATCAACTAAGGAATCTAAATGTCAATTAATCTACGTCCAACAGAAATTGCCTGGGACAACAAAACTTTAAACTACGATTTAGAAAAATACAATTGGCCTGCTTGGGCATTGAGTGTGATACAAGAAATTGCACCACAAGTGACTGAATTAGAAACTTTGCATCAGGTATTAGTACCAACAGAAATTGTTAAAGTTGCTGCACATGTACAAAATGCTTGCAGCCGTAAAGATTTTATGGAAAAGTTTGATGAGTTTGCAGCTGAGTATGCACCCAGTCGCATTCAACACAAACGTTATTTAATTCAACGCCAAGGCACTTTGAGAGTCGTTATTCCCAATCAAGCCAAAGAAGGACGTAGACTTTGGTTTCATCAAGGAGTTTTTGTAGGCAACGGTAGGGGTTGCAGAACTTTTTGGACACCATTTACACAGGCTCGTGACACTAACACTATGTGGATGATGGATTTAGATATTTCTAGAGAAATAACAAAAAAAGTGTTAGAAGAAAAATGGAGTTTGACTAAATTTGAAGATGAATGCTTGAAACACGCTTGGCCCGTAACACTGAAACCTGGACAGAGTCATTTGTTCTTCCAAGAACATATTCACGGCAACGTTAACAATGATGAAGGCTACACTCGCGTCAGTATGGACATGCGTATTCTTATCGAAGGCGAAGAATTTTTAAGACGCTATCCAGGCGGATTTATGAGATTTCCAGGTGATCACAGTGGATCTGAACTTTCTAATAATACCGGACGAAAATTCTTTACCTATGCCGGGTGGAACAGTGCATTTAGTAAAGGGCAACCTCTGCCAATGCAACGATCAATTATCGAACAGTACTGTGTTAAACATCAGATTAACTACAACGACTACTTATCTGACAACGAGTACATGGATTGGCAACCTGCACTAGAACACTATATTCGTCAACGTCCCGACGGCATTGTGCTGTGTAGTATGTATTCACTTAGCGACGACACTGTTCGTCGCAACGAACTGTTAGAATTAGCTTTAGATTGTAATGTAGAGCTGCACTTTGCTAATGAATTAACAGCTCTCAAAACACCACAAGATTTAACTCGTATCAAATCGTATTTAGATTTTGCTGTGCAAAAATCTCATGCCAACAGTTGGGAATAATTGTTAAAAGTATTGACATCGCCTAAATAATCATGTTATACTAACTTATCAATGCCAATCCACTGGCTTAACATCGGAGTAATTAAATTGACAAAATATAGAGTAAGTGAATCAATTCGCAGTGCATTAAAAAATGACAACAAACGATTCTGGGCAGGCGACAACATCTCAGAATACATCACACAAGAAAACAAAGAACTCTTAATTGACGAAGCAACTGAAGCATTTGAAGCAGTGCTAGACACATTATTGATTGATCGTGAAAACGATCCTAACAGTCACGGTACAGCACGTAGGCTTGCTAAGATGTACTTCAATGAGATCATGGCAGGACGCTATGATCCAGCACCAGATGCAACAGCTTTTCCAAATGATAGTGAGGATCGTTATGAAGGTATGCTCGTGGTTAGAAGTGAGCTTCGCAGTATGTGTAGTCATCATCATCAGCCTGTCGCTGGTGTTGCCTATATTGGGATTATTGCCGCACAAAAACTTATTGGTCTTAGCAAGTATACTCGTATTGCTCAATGGTGTGCTCGTCGTGGCACACTACAAGAAGAACTTGCTAACGACATCGCGAGAGAAATAATGCGAGCCACAGGTAGTGATAATGTTGCTGTTTATATACAGGCTACTCACGGTTGCTGTGAGAATCGTGGTATCATGGCACATAGTAGTCTTACACAGACTACAGTGCTTAAAGGTGCTTTTAAAGAAGACGGTAATACTAAGAAAGAGTTCTTTGACAATATTAAATTACAACAGGAGTTTGCTCCAAGATGATTGATTTAAAAGCAGAAGTATTATATTATTTTTATCTATTTTCAACAAAGAATCTACATGCATTAGAAAAATTATTTGCAGATAATTGTGTCTTGCGTGATTGGGAAAATAACGCAGAGGGCAAAGACGATGTATTATCAGTATATGGAAAAATTTTTAATAGCGTGACTTCCATAGCAGTAACACCAGCCGCATTATATCAAGATGGGTATACAGTATTAGCCGAACTACTAATTACTATCGATGGTAAAGAACAGATATTAGTTACTGATGTAATCACCTTTAATGAAATTGCTAAAATTTCTAGTGTACGTGCATACAAAGGATAATCTATGCGTTGGTTAAAACGTAAAATCTGTAGTTGGTTGGGTGTAGAACGCTTTGATGATTGGGACTCTGTTGAAGAACGTAGAGATACACTGGTATCTATTAAATGTCGCAATGATGCGCCAAACTTTTTTGAACGTAATCCAGAAACTAACTTCCGTATCTACAATGCCACAGGTGGTATTATCCTTGAAGTAGGACGTTGGGACAAAACTCGTCAAGAGTGGACTACTAACATGCATATCATACATGAAGATGATGAACACGCTACAGATGCTATTGCTAAAATTATGACCATGGAGTTAATGAGATGAAAAAATTATATGTAGATGACGTACAGATTAGAGAATATGTAAATAAAATTGCATTCCAAATGTATAAAGATAATTGGCGTCCAGATTATATCGTGGGACTTACCCGCGGAGGACTTATTCCCGCGGTGTATATGAGCCATATGTTAGATATTCCCATGGAAACATTAAAAGTAGCCCTGCGTGATGGTGCTGGTGGTGAAAGCAACTGCTGGATGGCAGAAGATGCCTTTGGTAAAACTGCACCTCTTGATTTTACCGTTTACAAAAACATACTAATCTTAGATGATATCAATGACACAGGTGCTACACTGGATTGGATTATTCAAGATTGGCCAAAAAGTTGTTTACCAAATAACCCTCGTTGGGATGATGTCTGGGGCAACAATGTTCGTTTTGCTGTGTTATTTGATAATCTGAGTAGTAAGTTTAGCCGTAAGGTTAACTACTCAGCTGTAGAGATAAACAAAGCAGAAGAAGATGTGTGGATCGTTTACCCTTGGGAGCATTGATTGACTCCTTTAAAAAAATCTAGTATAATATTAATATGAGCAAACTAAAAGTATCAGAAATATTTTATTCAGCACAAGGTGAAGGACGCTTTATTGGTGTGCCTAGTGTGTTTTTAAGAACGTTTGGTTGTAACTTTACCTGTGGTGGGTTTGGTATGAGTAATCGAACTCAGATGAGTACAGAGCGTGAGTTTATTGACCCTACAAAATATCGTATATATGAAGACTTACCGTTGGTTACAACAGGCTGTGACAGTTACGCAAGTTGGGATCCAAAGTTTAAACATCTTAGTCCCTTATTAGAAATCGATGCTGTAGTCAAACGTATGTTGAACTTGGTACCTAGCAACAGTTGGATCATGCCTAATGGTAATGATACACATTTGGTTATCACAGGTGGTGAACCTTTGCTAGGTTGGCAACGTGCTTATCCAGACTTGTTAAGTCACAAGGATATGTATAATCTTAAGAACTTAACATTTGAAACTAATGGTACTCAAGAACTGCATGAAGACTTTGCCAAATATTTGAAACTTTGGAATCGTGGAAGCCGTGAGATAACATTTAGTGTTAGTGCTAAACTGAGTGCCAGTGGTGAAAAGTGGGCTGATGCAGTCAAACCTGAGATTGTTCGCAGTTACGAGAAAGTAGGTACAACTTATCTGAAGTTTGTAGTCGAAAAGCCAGAAGACTTCGATGAGGTAGATCAAGCAGTATCAGAATACAGGAAGGCCAAGTTCAAAGGTGTTATATATATTATGCCAGTGGGTGGTGTGGTTAAAGTCTATGATGGTAATAAATTTAATGTAGCTGATGAAGCTATGCGTCGTGGTTATTATTACAGCCCAAGGTTACATGTTGACCTTTGGGGTAACAGTTGGGGTAAGTGATAAAATTTAATGTATTAGATGATATTTCATTAGCTGCCAGGAGTTTGCTACTATTAGTATGTGGACTGACCTGTTGTTGGGGGTTTGTTAACGATACTATATTGTTGGTATTTGCTAGTAAGGTAGGGTTTCCTATAGCTGTTGCTAGTTGTGCTATATCAAATAATCGTAAACAAATATTAAGCGTATTATACTACACAGCATTCTTAGTATTAGTTGGCACTGTATATTTTGCAGTTAATGATTATGAAATTACTACAAGTTTAACTAAAAACTTTGTGCCGACACTAACAGATTTATTATTAGCCGTTGGGTTAGGTGGGGCCATGTCATATTTTTGGAACCATACTATAAGAATTAATATCATCGTCATGAGTGCAGGCCTAGCCAGTTTACTACCAGCTTGCATCATGGCAGGATATTGGATTAGCCATGGGATCATTCCATTGGCTGTTAGCAGTTTATTATTGTATTTTCAATATGTTCTTGGGATGGCACTGGGTTGTATAATTATTAATTACCTTAGAGGAAGAAAATGAGTGTTACAGAATTATTTTTAATTGCTATGATTGGTATATTCACTGTACCTTATCTAATCTGGCGAGGTGGTCGCACTGAATATTTTGCGCCCTTGGTCGTAGTTCAAATCATCAGTGGCATCCTATTAGGTCCAGGAGTTTTTGGATATTTCTTTCCTGACACGTTTCATACTATATTTGACAAACCCGTTATGCAAGCGTTAAGTGGGGTAGCTTGGTGGGGTGTTAGTTTGTTTGTATTCTTAGCTGGTATCGAACTTGATATTGCTAGGGTTAAAGATAACAAGCGCGAAAGTGCTATTACCGCTGGACTAGCATTAGGTGCACCTTTATTATTTGGTAGCATGGCCGCATTGGCACTATTAGGATTCCCAGGTTGGGTCGGTGAAAAGGCCCAATCATGGCAGTTTGTCCTAGGTATTGGTATGGCCAGTGCTGTTACTGCCTTGCCTATCCTAATCTTGTTTATGGAAAAGATGGATATCCTACGTCAACCAATTGGACAACGTATCCTACGCTATGCAAGTTTAGATGATATCGCTATCTGGAGTGTGCTGGCAATTATCCTCATGGATTGGACTAGACTAGCGCATCAAGCCATGTTCTTGATAGGCTATGTTGGTATAGCAGTTGGACTTAGATATCTTATTCCGCGTCTGAGAGACACAGATAGATTATATGTAGCACTAATTTGGTTATTGACCTGTGCTTGTGCAGCTGATTGGGCAGGCTTACATTTCATGGTAGGCGCATTCTTAGCAGGTGCAGTATTGGACATAAAATGGTTTGGACAAGACGAAGTAGACAGTCTACGTAAAAATGTATTGATGGTCATGATGCCGGTATTTTTCTTAAGCACAGGATTAAAGACCAATTGGGAGATGGGTGGACTAATTGTAGTCATAACTGCTATTTTATTATTCATCACACAATTACTCGGTAAACTATCAGGTATTTGGGCGGCTGGTAAAATATTAAAATGGGAGCCAGGTGAAAGTATGTTAGTAGGTTGGTTATTACAGACCAAAGCATTGATTGAAATTATCTTTGTAAATGTGTTATTAGACAAAGGCATTATCACTAACCAGATGTTTACTGTGATGTTGCTAATGGCTATACTAAGTACTATGGCAACTATACCGGTAGTTACACCTAAGTTACAACGATTAAAACATTTAATACAAAAAAGTTAAAAGGAAAATATGAGCTATCTATTTACAAGTGAAAGTGTTAGTGAAGGACATCCAGATAAAGTAGCAGACGCTATCAGTGATGCTGTATTAGATTTAATGATGCGTGAGCAGAATACTGCCTATCGTTGTGCCTGTGAAACATTGGTAACAACCAATCAGGTTATTATTGCTGGCGAATACAAAGGCATTTATAATCATTTAGAAGTTGAGAATGCTGTGCGTCGTGTCATCCGTGACATTGGCTACGAGCAAGATGGATTCCATTGGTCTACTGTGGACATTAAGAATCTCATGCATGGTCAATCAGCTGATATCGCATTAGGTACTGATACATTTGGTGCTGGTGATCAAGGACTTATGTTTGGTTATGCTATCAATGAAACACCGGACTTGATGCCTAGTGCTATCTATTACAGTCATTTGATTGTTAAACAGTTAACTGCTGTGCGTAAGAGTGGAGCGGTATGGTTAGGTCCAGATGCTAAGTCACAGGTAACTATGGAATATCATGATGATGGTAGTGTAAAACGTATTGCTAAGGTAGTATGTTCAACACAACACTCAGCTGAAATAGCTATTGAAGATGTACGTGAACAAGTTAAGACTATCATCGACACAGTTCTACCAGTCAATCTGATTGATGCTAACACAGAATACTTGATCAACCCAACTGGCAGATTTGTAATTGGTGGTCCAGATGGTGATACTGGCTTAACTGGACGTAAGATTATCGTTGATACTTATGGTGGTTACAGTCCACACGGCGGCGGAGCTTTCTCAGGCAAGGATCCTACTAAGGTAGATCGTAGTGCAGCTTACATGGCTAGATACTTGGCTAAAAATATTGTAGCAACTCGAGGTGCACACAAAGCAACTGTGCAGATCAGTTATGCTATCGGTGTTAAAGAACCAACCAGCTTGTTTGTTAAGACTGACCTGGGTATTGAGTTTGATAATACGATTACTCAGTGGATACGTGAAAATGTTGATCTGACTCCACAGGGCATCATAAATAGATTTGAGCTGTTCCGTCCTATTTACAGTAGTACTACTAACTACGGACACTTTGGTAAAGCGGATTTACCATGGGAAAAGTTAGATTTATTCAAGGACTAATATGATAAAGAAATTAATCAATAGCTTGTTTGGTACTCAACCCAAACCAGCAGTTATCAAAGAGCAAAAAACTAAAAAAACTCCAAAAGAGATTGCCACAGACGCAGGCGAGCCTTGGGTAGAGGTCATTGGCATGGAGATTGATAAAGATAATCCAGGTGCAGGCAGTTTTGAATTAGATTGGAATGATAAATTTGTAGCCAATTTGATACGTGCTGGATATCAAGGTAAAACAGATCAAGACCTAGTAGACAATTGGTTCCGCAGTGTTTGCCAAAATGTAGTCATGGAAAACTATGAACAAGAACAAGCAGATCCCAGCAATCGTGCAACCAATCGTAAAGACTTAGGCAATGGTAGAACAGAAGTTAGTTGACAAAAATCAAAATAGAAAGTATAATGGTTAAATGAGATACCTACTTGTTGACACTGCAAACACATTTTTTAGAGCAAGACATTCAGCACATCGCCAAAGTGATACTTGGGACAAGCTGGGTTTCGCTATCCACGTAACCCTAGCATCAATCAATAAATCATGGCGTGATCAAAAGGCTGATCATGTTATATTCTGCTTAGAGGGACGTAGCTGGCGCAAAGACTTCTATGAACCCTACAAGAAAAACCGTAGCGTAGCACGTACGGCACTTACTGAAAGCGAAGCAGAAGAAGACAAGTTATTTTGGGAAACCTTTGATAACTTAAAAACATTCGTCGCAGAAAAGACTAATTGTAGTGTTCTTCAACATGGTGAATTAGAAGCTGACGATTTGATTGCAGGCTGGATACAAAGTCATCCCAATGATCATCATACTATCATATCTAGTGATACAGACTTCTATCAACTCTTAGCAGACAACGTTAATCAATACAATGGTATTAGCGATGAGCTCCATACCTTAAAGGGTATCTTTGATAAGAAAGGCAAACCAGTCATTGATAAAAAGACTAAAGAACCTAAGAAGATTCCTAACCCACAGTTTATACTTTTTGAAAAGTGTATGCGTGGTGATCCTACAGACAACGTATTCTCCGCATTTCCAGGCGTGCGCACCAAAGGTAGTAAGAACAAGGTAGGCTTAGAAGAAGCCTACAGTGACAAAGATAAGAAAGGCTATAATTGGAACAACATGATGCTACAGCGTTGGGTAGATCATAATGGTGTTGAGCATCGTGTGTTAGATGACTATGAACGTAATCGTGTCTTAGTTGATCTAACAGCACAACCAGATGATATTAAAGTTAAAATGGCAGAAACTATAGCGGCCGCACAAGTACCTAAGAACATGCCCATGGTAGGTGCACAGTTCTTAAAGTTCTGTGGCAAGTATGATCTAATTAAACTCAGTGACAATGCCAGCGCGATCAGTGAATGGTTGATGGCTAGTTATCCACAGAAAGAACATGCATGATAGCAGATGGGAAGTTTCTAGCATTAGATTTAGAATTAAATCAACCCAGTGGTAAGATCATACAGGTTGGTGTAGCCATAGGTGATAAGAACACACGTTTTGAAGATTATGTTGTCCGTAAATGGTATATAGATCCGCAAGAGCCTATCAGTGAGTTTATCAATGACCTAACAGGTATAACTGATGCTGATATACGTGCTGAAAGTTATAGTCATGAGCATGTTGCCCGTGAACTAGGTGAGCTAATAAAGGAACATAAGGTCTTTGTCAACCCAGTGACCTGGGGTGGTGGTGATAGTGTGGAATTATTGGCAGAATTCTGCAAAAATCATGCTGATTTTCCGCATTTTGGCCGTCGTTGGATAGACGTTAAGACCTGGTACACATACTTGATGCTGACCAGAGGTAAACAGCCTAGTGGCGGACTAAGTTCAGCTATGGGCTATTTCAAATTACATTTCAAAGGTAAGGCGCACAGGGCAGATGTTGATGCGGCTAATACCCTAGCATTGTTTTTCAAACTGCTGGATCGTCAGGCACAGTTAGAAAGTATATTAGACAGTGCAAAAAATGTTTGACTTCTATCAAAAATCTAAATATAATATAGTATGACTAAAGAATTAGATCGATTAGCAGAACAGGCAGGATTACCCGTAACAGATAATCTTGAACATTTCTATCGTCTAGTTGGTGAACGCTGTGCTGACATCTGTGGTAGCCAAGGTGATCAAAAGAACATCAGGCGCCATTTTGGATTAGAATACTATGATGGACCTAGCCATTATCAAAATAAAACATATCAGGAAACACAGTACGACTGGAATAAACATTACGTTGAGGAAAAGAAATAAATGGCACATATAATTGATAAAACATTTGAATTCTGTTATGGACACAGAGTTTGGACACAGAAACTAAATGGTGAATATGCGGCAGACTTGAAGTGCGCTTGCCGTCACCTACATGGACATGAAGGTAAGATGCAGGTTTATCTAAAGAGTCCAGAGGGTAAATTAGATCCAACTGGTATGGTAACAGACTTCCGTCACTTAGAGTGGTTGAAGAAATGGATCAATGAACATATCGATCATCAGTTTATTGTAGATCGCAATGACCCATTATATGATCAATTACTTGGCGGTAGTGTATTGTATCCAGTGACTATTCCAGAAACAGATGTAGTAGCAGGTTATAAAATTGACTTGGGTGGGTTAGAAGCCAACACACCAGAGTATGAATACTTTGAAGGGTTCTTTGTAGTAGACTTTGTTCCGACTAGTGAAAACCTAAGTAGTTGGATGGCAGATCTAGTAGAAGCAAAAATGAGTAAGTTAAACGTAACCGTTGACCACATTGATTGGTGGGAAACTCCTAAGAGCCGTAGTGTATTTTATCGATAGGAACTGATATGTCAGGCTATACTCCAGAACGCTGGGTAGTATTAGAATTTGTGACACCGAATGAAACGATTCAAAAAGTATTTGCAGGTTGGTATGGTGGATACTTAGATGGTGATAGTTGGAAGCTCAACAGTGGTAACAAGGCCGAACGAGAATTGGATGACCGTTGGGAGTTTGATGGCTACAGTGGTAGCACTTATGTATGCCATAAAGGTGCATATGGCCTAAGTGGATATATGAGTAGTATATTAGCTGGTTGGTTAGAGCAGGGTGAAAAAGAAAACGTTATAATTAATATTTTAGATCGATACGAGAGTAAATAATGACAGCAACAGTTTTTATCTTATTAGCATTATTTGGCGTTAAACATTTTTTAGCAGACTTCTTAATGCAGTATGAATATATGCTTAGAGACAAAGGTATCTATGGTGCAACTGGTGGAGTACATCACGCCATAGTACATGCTAGTTTTACTTTCTTGATTCTAGTCTGCTTTGTGACCAATGCAGAGTTAGCCATTGAACTAGCGTTCCTGGACTTTGC